GCGACGATGGGTTCCAAGTCGCTGGACCGCACTGTCGAGATCGCTGTGTCGGTTTATGAGAATGCAACTGCATCGCTTGATAGCGCCATTGACGCCATCGCCGTGCAGATCGAACAAGCTATCGGCGCGGACTTCACGCTCGGTGGCATTGCGAAGGAATCGGTGCTAACATCAACGAGCATCGATTTCTCTGGTGAGACTGAGCAGCCTGTCGGCATCGCTACGCTGACATTCTCTGTTCGTTATGTCACCAGCTTAACAGACGTTGAAACGGCCAGATAAGGAGGCTCCTATGGCAACTCACGCAGGCAGCGAAGGAACCGTAAGAGTCGGTGCCAACGCAATCTTGGAAATCCGTTCCTACTCGGTTGAAGAAACCGGGGACACCATCGATGACACCTCAATGGGCGACACCGCAAGAACCTTTCTTGCTGGTTTGAAGACGTTCACTGCCACTGTGGATTGCCTGTGGGACGAACTGAACACAAATGGTCAGGGCGCTTTGACTGTCGGTTCGACTGTCACCCTGAACCTGTATCCAGAAGGCACGGCTGCTACCGACGTGTATTACAGTGGCAGCGCCATTGTGACGAGCCGCAATCTGACCGCATCGTATGATGGCTTGGTCGAGATTTCGTTCTCTTGCCAAGGCACTGGACCTCTGACGCAGACAGCAGTTTAATACGCCACATCATCAGTTTGATGATCCACAATAGCCACACAAGGAGGCTCCTATGGCTACTCATGCAGGAAGCGAAGGGACCGTTAGAGTCGGGTCCACCAACGCAATCGCTGAAATCCGTTCTTACTCGGTCGAAGAAACCGGGGACACCATCGACGACAGCACTATGGGTGACACCGCAAGAACCTATCTTGCTGGCTTGAAGACATTCACTGCGACTGTCGATTGCCTGTGGGACGAGACAAACACCACCGGGCAGGGCGCTTTGACTGTAGGTTCGACAGTCACTTTGAACCTGTATCCAGAGGGTGCGACAACGGGTGACATCTATTACAGTGGCAGCGCCATCGTGACGAGCCGCAATCTGACCGCATCGTATGATGGCTTGGTCGAGATTTCGATCTCCTGCCAAGGCACTGGACCTCTCTCACAACTGACGGCGGCATAATGAGCATTGCAAAGCGTATCGCGGCCAATCGGGCTGAACAAAAACGCGGCTTCGTTGATGTGGAAGAATGGGGCGAGGGGGAAACTCCTCTTCGCCTCTTCTTCACGTCTGTCAGCGCACGGGACATCGAAAAGGTTCAGCGCAAGTACAAAGACTTCCTGACCAACACGACCCTCGGCGCGATGGTCGAAATGCTGATTGAAAAGTGCGAAGACCAGAAGGGTGACAAGGCCTTCACGTTGGAAGACAAGCCGATCTTGATGAGCGAACCTGTCGGCGTCATCGCCAAGGTTTTCGGCGCAGTGTTCAATGCTGGTAGCATTGAGGACCACGCAAAAAACTAAGGGGCAATCCATTCAGGCTCAACCTGATAGCGATGGCGGACAGGTTGGGCAAAACCATCTCTGAGATTGAGCAAATCTCTGTTGATGAGTATAATGAATGGATGGCATACTTTGCCGTCATAAAGGAGCGCGAGGAAAATGAGCGAAAGACTCGTATTTGAGTTGCTGGCCGTTGACCGCGCGACCGCGCCGTTGAAGGCCGTTCAAACGCAGCTTGACAACACAACCGCTGCCACAAAAAAGCTTGGCAACCAAACTTCTGGCACCGCAAAAGATTTTCGTAAGTTTACGCTTGGCGGCTTGCAGCAAGCTGGTTTCCAGATTGGCGACTTTTTTGTTCAAGTGGCCAACGGAACCAACCAGATGCAGGCCTTTGGGCAGCAGGCTCCGCAATTCTTGCAGATCTTTGGGCCGATTGGCTCTGTGGTGGGCGCTGCGGTGGCAGTTTTTGCTGCTTTTTCTGTTATCGCCGAGAAGTCTGCTTCTGCCGTCAGTGCCTCAGTTGGTCGTTATGCTGAGTCTCTTGATAAGCTTTCGGCGGCCATCCAGAACGCCAAGGATGCAATCGACCAGTTTCGATTTGGCGATTCTATCGCCGATTTGACTGAAAATGAAATCAAGAGTTTGGAGTCTCAGGTACAAAGACTGAGACAACTTTTGACAGAACTTCGAACAACGGAGACAAGCGGGGCTTCTACTGGCCTTCAGCAGATAGCTGCGATGTTCTCCAGAGATGCTGCGATTGAGGAGTTTCAAACTCGCAAAGAGGAGTTGCGAGTTATTGAGGAAAAGCTTCAAGTTTTTCAGGCACTCAACGAAGCCCAGCGCATGCTGAATGGTGGTCTATCTGTCGCCGCTGGAATCCAAAAGGGTCTTGTCTACGACAAAGAGGTGGAACTTCGAACCGCCAAAGAGGCTGAGATCCAGCGCATTGCTAGAGGCGAGGCTATTTACGGGCAAATGATCGCAATTCAGTCTGCTCAGGCTGAATATATCAAGAGCCAAGAATCCTTCAATCAGCGACTGATGGAGGGATATGGACTTTATGGGGCCTTGCGTCGGCAGGCTCAGGCGCTTTCCGAAGACGCCGCTGCTGCTGCCGCTGCTGCACAGGCTGCTGCTGTTGGAGCAGGCAGAGGCTTGGGGCGTCAGGGACCAGAACTCGATCCATATGGCTTCCGAGCGCAGTTGGAAAGGGACAGGGCTGCGGCTGACCGTGACAGCGACACTGCATCTGGCGGCGGTGCTATCGACCCCATGAAGACGCTGCGAGAGCAGCTTGCCCTTGAAACGGAACTGATCGGCAAGACCGAAGCACAGCAGCGTGTCATTCAGGCCCTCGGCTTGGATTATAAGAAGTATGGGGAAACCGCTCTTAACAGCTTGGTCGTGCAGATCACCGAAATGGATCGGTTGAACAAGCTGGCAGAGCAGCAAAAAGAGATCGCCAACACGATCAGATCGGCCTTCGAGGGTGCTTTCATGTCGATGGTCGATGGCACCAAGTCTGTTGCTCAGGCGTTCAAAGACATGACCCGTCAGATCATCATGAAGCTATATGAGCAGCTTGTGGTCCAGCAAATGGTCAACGCGGCGATGGGATTGGTTGGTTCGATATTCCCGTCTCTTGCGCCATTTTTGTCTGGCACAAGGGCTATGGGCGGGCAGGTCACAAGCGGCAAGGCTTACTTGGTCGGTGAGCGTGGTCCTGAGATCGTTGTGCCGTCGCGCAACGGTCAGGTTGTCCCAAACAACCAGATGGGCGGGAACAATGTGACCGTCAATCAGAGCATCAGCTTCGGCGCTGGCGTGACGCGGGCCGAAATCCAAGCTATGCTGCCGAAGATTGTTGAAAGCACCAAGGCCGCCGTGTTCGATGCACAGCGCCGCAGCGTAAACGGGATGGGCTACTGATGGCTATCGCATATCCTCTGACCCTGCCCTCGCACACCGGGCGTCGTAGCATGGAACTGCGGGCGACCAATGCGGTCACGGTCGAGCGGTCCCCGTTCACCTATGCCAGCCAAGCGCAGGCCAGCGCAGGTCAGATGTGGCAGGCTGATGTCACCCTTCCGCCCATGACCCGCGCAGATGCGGAGCAATGGGTGGCTTGGCTGGTGAGCCTGCGTGGCAGCTTCGGCACGTTTCTGATGGGAGATCCGATTGGCGCAAGCCCGCGTGGGACTGCGCTGGCCAACCGCGTCAATCTGCTTGACTACAGCGAACAGTTTAACAATGCGTATTGGACCCTAAGCAATGCTACGATCACGGCCAATTCCATCGCGTCACCTGACGGGCTGACCACGGCGGACACGCTTGTTGAAGATACGGCTACATCCACACACACCGTGTTCGAGACTTTTTCTTGGGTCGCAGGGACAACCTACACCCTATCCATTTATGCCAAAGAACAGTCCGCAAGAGACATTCGACTCACCTTTCCAACCACTCCATTTGGTGGAGTCACGTCTGTTGCATTATTCGACACCACAACAGGTGATGTACTTTCTGCAAGTGGTGGAGTGACCACTACATCCGAATCTGTCGGCAATGGATGGTTCAGGTTCTCAATAAGTAAAACTGCGACAGTTACAATTAGTGGTTCCCTTGATGTAAGGCTTGCTAATGGGGCAGCTACCAATTACTTAGGCGATGGTGTCTCTGGCGTATACATCTGGGGCGCACAGCTTGAGTCTGGCGCTGTCCCGACCACATATCAGCCCATCTTCAATGGGTATGGCCCATTTGTGAATGGAGCGGGTCAAACAGGCGAATCCCTTGTGATCGACGGTGCCAGCCCAAACGAAGTCGGATACCTATTGCCGGGTGACTACATCCAACTCGGCAGCGGATCGACCTCAACTCTGCATAAGGTTCTTGAGCAGGTTGATACAGATTCGTCTGGCAACGCCACGCTTACGCTTTGGCCGCACATTCGAACTGCTCCGGCTAACAATGCCACCGTCAGGGTCGGCAACACTGTCGGGCGCTGGCGGCTGTCATCCGGCGAGTCGTCTTGGAGCGTCAACGAGGCGTCGATCTACGGCATCAGCTTTAGTTGCATGGAGGCCATCGGATGAGCCGCACTGTTCCAGCCGCAATCCTTGCCGCTCTGGCTGGCGAGAGCGTTGAACTGTTTTATGCGGTCGAGATGAACTTCAGCACACTTCCCATCAGGCTTTGGACGGGATTTGGTGATCGTGCCATCGGAGATACGATTGCAGCGAACCAAATACAGATCGGCCAGAAGTATGTGATACAGTCGGTCGGAACCACAAACTTCACGTTGATCGGGGCGGATTCAAATACTGTCGGATTGTCTTTTGTGGCCACCGGGATTGGGACAGGTACGGGGACTGTGAAGTTCGCATACATCGGCGCAGGCACCCTGCTGTCGATCAGCGGCATTGAGGAAGTGGCCGATCTGAGCGCCAAGGGCATCACTCTCACGCTTTCCGGCGTCGATACATCCTTGGTCAGCTTGGCGCTTCAGGAGCCGTATCAGGGCCGCTCTGCGCGTGTTCTTCTGGGCGTCACTGGCGTAAACGACTTCGTTGAGGTGTTCGCTGGCCTGATGGACGTGATGACCTTGCAAGAGGACGGATCGTCGGCCACCATTGAATTGACCGTCGAGAGCAAGCTGGTCACGTTGCAGCGGCCAAATGTTCGCCGATATACGTCGGCAAGCCAGAAGCTGCGCTACTCTACTGACACCTTTTTCGACTATGTCGAAGAGCTTCAGGACAAAGAAATCGCATGGGGCCGCAAGATATCCTGATCGGCTATGTGAAGGCGCAGCGTGGCAAGCCCTTTGCCATCGGCGTGCATGATTGCTTCACCTTCACCAACGGCGCTTGGGCAGCAATGCACGGTCATGGATACGCTGATCAGATCATTGGCAAATATGCTGATCTCGGGCAGAAGCAGTTGGCAAGGCTGCTTTTCGACAACTTCGGCACGCCCAGTATGATAGACGCGCTCGACACTGGTTTGACCCGCCTCAACTCCTTCCCGCCCAAAGGTGCGCTTGTGGTCATGCGATCTGAGCGCCCGTATTTCACCGGGTATGCCTTCGGGCTTGCGATGGGCGTCACGGCTGTTTTCCTTGGCGAGAGCGATGTGATATACCTGCCGATAGAACAGATCGAAGGGGCATGGGTATGACGCTGAAAACGCCGTTCAATGTGATGCGTCATGCCGGATGGGATGCGGCCCCGCGCGATCCTGTCACCATCGGCGCGGCCATCCTCGGCTCAACAGCGACCGCTGCTACGACATTTACAATTTTCGGCACTGCGCTCTCGGTCGGCGCATGGGCTGTTGGCACGCTTGTCACGACGGCTCTGACATCCTTTGCCCTTCGCAAGCTGGCACCCAGCGCAGGGGCTGCAAATCGCGGCACCTTGATCAACTCCCGCCAAGCGGCGGCAGCCCATGAATATGTCTATGGTCAAGTCCGTAAGGGCGGCATCATCACGTTCTTGGAAACCACAGGAACGTCGAACAAATACCTGCACATGATCGTCGCCCTCGCAGGGCATGAGGTTGAAGCTATCGGCGACATCTATGTCAACGATGAGGTCGTCACCCTTGACGCCAACGGCTATGTGACCGGGACACGCTGGAAAAGTAAAATCCGCGTCCTGAAGCACCTTGGCAACCAGACAAGCTGGACCACAAACTTCGCCAACGCGGCCACCAACCTGCGCGACACCATCAGCGACGAGTGCGACCTGCCAAGCACCTTTGTCGGCCTTGGGATCGCCTACATCTATGCGCGCGTCGAATACGATCAGGATGTCTTCAGCGGCGGTATGCCGACCTTCACAGCCGTCGTCAGTGGCAAGAAGGTCTATAACCCTGTCACCGCCACCACCTCATACAGCAATAATGCTGCGCGGGTGATCAGGGACTACATCACCTCGTCCTATGGCCTGAACGACACGGCTGTGAACGACACCTATTTCGCAGCCGCCACCAATGACTGCGATGATGCCATCCCGCTGGCTGCTGGTGGCACTCAGGCCAGATACACGATTGATGGCGTGATCAACGCAGACAGCACCATCGGCACTGCGCTGGCCGACATGATGGAAGCCTGCAATGGCGCTCTGTTTTTCTCCGGCGGCGAGTGGAAGTGCAAGGTCGGCGTGTACAATGCCAGCGTAAAGTCACTGACGCTGGATGACTTCCGATCTGCCATCACGTTTTCAACCAGAATGCCGCGCCGTGAGAACTTCAACAGGATCACTGGCAAGTTCATCGACGCATCCAGCGATTGGATCGAAACCGACTTCCCGGCCATCACCAGCACGGCATTTCTTGCGGAAGACGGCGGGCTGGAAAACAGCATCGACGTTGGCCTGAACCTTGTTACCAACGCTGCCAGAGC